TTCAATGAATTTCCTGGTCCTTCATATTTGTGTCCTGGAAGTGTAAATCCTTTTGAACCTTTGTTATGCCAATAATACTCTTCAAACTTTCTATCGACTTCATGATCCAAAATATCTTTAGCATACACATGGATTGGTGCTTCTACTTTCTTTGGCATTACACGTTTGCGTACAGCAGAAGGTAATCTACCAATGAGACCAAGCAGAGGAGAGCCAGGGGCTCCAACTACTAATCCATTGACACGACCAGTAAAAGAACCTGTTGCTGCTGCAATATAATCTGAATCACGCAGAAGAGTGTATGTCAAACCTGCTGATACAAACTGTAACATTAGCCCAGTACCAAAATTTACGATGTTGAGAGTACCAGTTGTACCTGCTGAAAGCACATACAAAGATGTATTCGGCTCATTCGCTGCTCCTACACTTCCATCGATGGCAAGGATATCACCAGCCAAAGCAATAGTAGAACCATTACTGATTAAGCCTGTTCCCAAAAGGGGATTATTAACTACTGCAACTGACAAAGCTGTTGTCGGGACAACAGACAATGGTATTCCTTCAGAAGCTGGAATTGTACTTTGAACTTCTTTGTGTACAAAGTAATCTAGATCCAAAACTTCAAATGATGGTCTAAACCTAAACGGTTCAGGAATATCTGTGCGTAAAATAGGTGGTGTTACTTGCTCAATCAAAATCTTAAACCACTTTTGTGTTCTAGATTTAACAAAATCGCGATCACAGAAAGGTACCAAAAAGTACATAACTGGACATTTAGCAAGATTGTATGTCACACCCTGTCGATTAAACGCTGAATCATCCGTTGCGGATGTTGATGTAATTGCAACTTTTACCATTTGAGAAAAACCCAATGGAGGTCTTGAATCAATACGCATAATGCACATCTTAGCACGATGGTACTGGAAAATTTCCATCAACACATCAGCTTTTGGTGCTATCTCTTGTAATGTAGGAGAGATAACTACGCGTGGTTGAATTCCATTAAGATAAATTGGGTCTAACAACTGGAAATGCTTGATATTATCAGGCAAACTCATAGCTGGATCCATTATCTTTGGAATTTCTTTTGGTAAAAGGCCATGTGATTGACCTAGATCATATGCATAAACTGGTCCATCTGCACTCATGACTTTAACTGGTGGGCCAATATCCGATTGGACGCCTTCAAATTGAATGTCTGTTTCTGGGTTGGTCTCCTCTGGAGAGTAATTTCCATAATTTAACCCTAAATTGTAAAGGGCCTCTCCTTTTCTTTGAATATATCTTTTAACATTATCCATGACTGGCATTAACGATTTGTCAAGTGATTCTGTTAAATTTTCGCTTTCAAAACAATCTGTTTTAATTTCTTTTGTGTAATAACGTAAACGGGTTCTTCCGTTTTCAAATGTAGCTTCACAATAAACTTTTTCTTTATGTAAACCATTAGGATCCAGGACACCAATTCGAAGCAAATACGAACGCAAAATATCCACATACCTACTTAAAAGTATGGGAAAAATAGCTTCTCGTAACTCAGGATGGTTATGCTTGAATTTATACGTAGATACGAATTCTCTCAATTTCTTGACGAATTGTGCATAGTATTTCTTTCCATGTAGCATTGCCTCTATCAATTGTTCTCTAATTGTTGCCTGCCATTCTTCTATCTCTTCTTCGGTTAAACACGAGTAATTGAATACGCTCTCAATAGATGTTGTATCAAGAGGAGCAATCCATATATTTGGAAACAATTGGTGAAAGTTTCTCTTTAGAAACTGCAGTTCACAAATATTAGTAAAGTATGGTAATTCTACATCTGATTTATTTCCAGGTGTTACAGTTTGTCCAATCTCTGCCATTACTGATTT